GCCGATAGTAGCTCTCGGCCACGGTGGCATCGCCGCACAGCAGTCGGTGCTGGCCCATGACCCACACGTCACCCGGGCGAGAAATCGGCGTCTCGCTGACCTCTGGCACCGCATCCTCATCGGTCTGGCCATCAAAGTCCGGCTCGTCAGCCGCGATCAGTTCGGCCAGTGCATCGGCGTCAAAGCCGGTGATGTCCAGATCGAAACCTTCGAGCTGCAAGGCTTCCAGTTCAATGCGCAACATCGCGTCGTCCCAACCCGCGTTCTCGGCGATGCGGTTGTCCGCGATCACCAATGCGCGGCGCTGCGTCGGTGTCAGGTGATCGAGCACGACCACCGGCACCAGTTCCAGCCTTAGCTTCTGGGCGGCGGCCAGCCGTCCGTGGCCAGCAACGATGACGCCGTCGCTGCCCGCCAGGATCGGGTTGGTGAACCCAAACTCGGCGATACTGGCTGCAATCTGTGCCACCTGCTCCTCGGAGTGGGTGCGCGCGTTGCGGGCGTAGGGCAGCAGCTTGGCGGTCGGCCACTGCTCAATCTTGTCGGCGAGCCAGTTCATGCCAGCACCTCATCATCAACGCTGGTAGCGCGCTCGGTGGTGACCTGCTCGAAGGACTGACCGGTGGCGATCAGCGTGATCGGGACGCCGGGATGGTTCTGCTGGAAGCGCTTGATGGCGACGTCCACGTACTCCGGCGCGATCTCCACGCTGCGGCAGACGCGGCCTGTGCGCTCGGCGGCCAGCATCGTCGTGCCGCTGCCACCGAAGGGTTCGAACACGATGTCGCCCGCGTCCGTGTAGGCCTCGATGACGAACTGGGGCAGCGCCACCGGGAACACGGCGGGGTGATCTAGTCCCACGCCGATCTTGCCCTTGTGGCGCATCACGCGGATCACGCTGTCGGGGATGCGCGTGTCCTGCGTCGGCAGGCCCTTGTGCGTCCAGCCGCCGACTTCGCCGTCCTTGCCGCGCATCGCGGTGCTGGAGCCATCGGCGCGCAGGTGCGATTCCTGCCCGGCGTGCTTGCAGGGCACGATCTTGTTGGGCTTGCGGCTCTCGCGGTTGAAGTGGAACACGAACTCGAAGCTCGGGGCAAAGCGCCCGGCCCAGTCGCCGGGCATCCCCGGCCCCTGATCCCACACGTACCACGCAAAGCGCCGCCAGCCCTGCTGACGCATCCAGCCGAGCCATGCATCCCAATACGGGATCACCTCGTTGTCGCGGTGGATGAGGCCAAGGTTGACCAGCACCTGGCCGGTTGGGGCCATCGGCAGCTGGGAGAACACGCCGCGCATCAGGCCGTCCCAGTCGGCGATCCCGCCCGAGGTGTAGTCGCGCTGGTTGCCGTAGGGTGGCGAGGTGAAGCACAGGTGCGCGGTATCGCCTTGCATCAGCGCCGCGACCACGGCCCGGTCGGTGGCGTCGCCACAGATCAGGCGGTGCTGGCCGATGGCCCAGACATCACCGGGGCGGGATACCGCCACGACGGGCGCGTCCGGCACCTCATCGGCGGCGTTCGGGCCTTCGAGATCTTGGTCAGAATCCGTCGCTTCCAGAGCATCATCCATCAAAGGGGCGGAGAGCAGGCGCTCGAGTTCGCTGCTGTCGAAGCCAGTCAAGGCCAAGTCATATCCCGATTCGGACAGTTCAGCGAGCTCGAGCGCGAGCATTTCTTCGTCCCAACCGGCATCGAGTGCCAGCCGGTTGTCGGCGATCACCAGAGCGCGCTTCTGCGCGACGGTGAGATGCGCTAGTTCGATCACCGGCACCTGATCCAGCCCCAGCTTGCGGGCAGCGGCCAGACGCCCGTGTCCGGCGATGATGCCGTTGTCGCCATCGATCAGGATCGGGTTCGTCCAGCCGTACTCGACGATGCTGGCCGCGATCTTGGCGATCTGGGCGTCATGGTGCGTGCGCGGATTGCGGGCGTAGGGGATCAGCGCCTCGACCTTGCGGTACTCGACGTTGAGCGTGTTCAAAGGGCAAGTCCAAAAGCAAAACCCGCCAAGCGCTGCCGCCGGGCGGGTTGGGTGAATGAAGATTCTGGTGGGGTGGTAACTGTGCGCCGGGGTGGTAACCGGGGCCGGTAACCCGGCCGGGTGGTAACCTGTTTTTGCGCCCTGACGCTATCGAAGCGCCGCGCTCGCGCCCCCCGCATTGCGATTTGGGAAGGAAGGACCCCTTTTGCCTTGGGCCATTTCCTATGCCGTCACCGCTGTCCAGAAGATAGCTGAAATACTACGCCACTCCCGGGTGTTTTGTTGCATGTCCGGCAGCCCCAAAAAAGGACAAATGCATCAAGACAAGGACAAACGCATCACCCATTACCCTACGTTGCTCAGGAAGTTGAAGCCTGATGCCCGATGGCAGTGTTGAGCATTGTCGTGACTGTCTCCAACGCCTTTTGCCACCTGCGCCAAGCCGTGGTGCGGTCGCAGGCGAATCGAATCGTGATGTCCCGCCAGCCATAACGTTTGGCCCGCATCCATACCAGATGTCGCTGCTCGACTTCCAGGCATTGCACCCACTGCATCGTTTCCAGCATCCGGTCGATGGCCTCGGGGCTTGGTGGAAACGGACGGTACACCTTCTCATCTGCGGCAAATGACTCCCACTCCTTGCGCACGATGGCAGGCCAGCAATTGAAATAGCCTTGCACACGTACCGGAGGTAAGCGTCGTCCAGTACTGGCAGCCTCCTCGAAGCGCGCGGCCACGTCTTCAATAGTCCAAGCGTTGCGACGGTTAACCATGACGTCGTCCTCCTGTACCGTAGAGACGTTCACCGATCTGGCGCACCAGTTCACGCTCCATCCAATCCAGACGTTCGTCATCGGCATTGACGACGAGGATATGCTGGTCGCGCCATCCGCGTTGCTTGATAACGTCTACGTCCTGAACGTCAGGCTGCAGCCGTCCCAGTGGGCAACGGTATTGGGGTGTTGGCACTTTCATCTCACACCTCCGGTTCCAGTGCGTGCTGGGCGATGGCCCAGTTCAGCAGGGGCAGAGCATCAGCTTCGTTGTCATCGACTGGGTCATAGCCACGCGCACGGATCGCCGTAATCACGTCCGCCTTGCCCGCATTGCCTTTGCCGGTGGCGTGTTTCTTGATCGTGCCAACGGGCACGCCTTGGTATGGGATTTGGTGGTGCTCACACCACGCCGTGAGCGTGGCGAGAAAACCGCCGTAGGCGTGCGCCGCATCGGTCGAGACGTGGCGGCGTACTTCTTCGAAGTGCAGGTAATTGATGCCGTCGCAGGATTGCTTGATTTCAGTGAGCCAGCGCTTGAAGCGCAGGAAGCGCATTCCGCCGCCTTCGAAGCGCTGCGGACGAAAGCTCTCCGAGCCGCTGGTGATGTGGCCGGAGCCATCAAGCAGCGCCCAGCCGGTCGTGGTGCCCAGATCGAGGGCGAGGATGGTGATGGTCATGGTGTCAGTCCTTTTTTGGGCTGGTCTGACGGATCGGACGGGTCGCATCGAAACCTTCCATGAGGCGCGCGCACGCGCACGTGTAGGAGTTACGACGTAATCCGTCCGATCCGTCAGACGCGGTTGTGTCAGTCATCGGCGTAAGGGGTGTAGGTGGGTGCTGGCGGGTACCTGAGGCCGATGCCCTGAAACCCGCGCAAGCCCATGCCGTTGCGCCATTTATCCAATCCCCGGCTGAGCAGCAGATCGGCAAAGCGTTTCTGCGAACCGGTGAATTCACCCGCTGCCTCTGCCCACTGTTTCCAGTCGTGGAACAACTCGGCGGTCAGCGACTTGGCGTTGGCTTCGCGCACACAGCGCTCGTCGAGCCAGCGGCCCAGGGCGTCCTCGGCTTCGAAATACTCCTCAGTGGCGTCCACCACGCGCTGCGGTGGAGAGAGTCGTCCGTGACGCTGCCAGTCGAGACAACCCTGCACGGCCCACGCGAGAATGCCGTCACGTTCGGCTAGGAGCTTCTGCTGCAGGTTCTTGTCGCGGCGCTCGGGCGGCACGGTGATCGTGAAAGGGATCAGATGAAGCCGCCGCTTCATCGCCTCGTCGATGTTGCGGATGGCGGGCTTGTGGTTGCCCGCCACGAACAGCTTGAACTGTGGGAAGAATTCGAAGAAGTCCTGACGCATGAAGCGCGCGGAGATCTTGTCGCCGCCGGTGAGGTTCTTGAGTTTGGACTCGGCCCAGCGCTTGCCCTGTTCGGTTTCGATGGCCGCGACGAACCGTGCGCCACGCAGTCCCGCCATATCGGTCGGGTGGCGGTCGGTGCGCGTCTCCATGAAGGTGTCCATCGGCGCATTGGTGGCGTAATCACCCAGGATGGTGGCCAGTGTGTTGACGAACACCGACTTGCCGTTCGCGCCCGTGCCGTACAGGAAGAACAGCGCGTGCTCTTGTGTCGAACCGGTCAGCGCGTAACCGACCATCCGTTGCAGGTAGGACTGCAGCTCCTTGTCACCACCCGTGACCTCGTCGATGAAATGTCTCCAGGTCGGGCAGTCACCGCTGGGTGTGGCTGTGGTGATCTTGGTCATCCGGTCAGCGCGCTCGTGCGGGCGCATCCGGCCGGTCTTTAGATCGACTACGCCACCGGGGGTGTTGAGCAGCCACGGATCGGCATCCCATTCGTCGGTGGTGGCCGCGTGCCTGCGATCAGCACGCGCCAGCCGCTCCACACCGCCGACCGTACTGGCGCTGGCTAATTTGGCGGCGACCTTGGGGTTGTCGGCGCGCACAGCCGTCTGGCGGCAGACGCTTCGGATCAGGTCGGTGGCCGCCAGCGTGTCCTCAGTGCGCCAGCGTTGCCCGTCCCACACCAGCCACTTGCCCCAGCCAGCCACGTAGCGCCAGTCGCGGTGGTAGCGGCGCGTGAAGGACAGCGCCAGCGCGTCCTCGGTGCCCCAGACGGATTCGTCGCTGCTGACCACTGGCTCGTCAGCATCGGCCACGTCGTGCATTTGCAGGCGTGGGCCGTGGGTTAGGAAGGTAGCGACGTCAAAGCCTTCGGCGATGGCATCCGCTGCATCCCAGCCTTCCGTCGCATCTTCCGGTGGGTACAGGATGTGGCAGGACTTCGCGCCCGCTGCCAGAACGGCCTGCGCCGCTTGTGCTGCGTACTCCCAACCTGGCTTGTCGCGGTCGGGCCAGATCAGCACGGCTTTTCCCGCCAGTGGCGACCAGTCAGTTTTGTCTACTGGAGCGTTGGCGCCGTGCATTGCCGTGGTGGCATTGACGCCCGCCTCGATCAAGGCCTGCGCGCATTTCTCGCCCTCGACCAGCACCACCTGTGCGGCGCTGACCATGCCCGGCTGGTTGTACAGCGGACGTGGATCGGGTGGTGCCATCTTGTGTCGCTTGGCATCCCAAGGGCGGAACTGTTTTTTCTGCCCGGGCGGGTCGTAGCGGTACACGACAGCGATCAGCTTGCCGGTGGCGTCGAGGTAGTCCCATTTGGCGGTGGCCGGGCCAAGCTCATCAACGGGTGCGGTTTGCTTCTTGCCTTTGCGCACCGGTGCGGAGCGAGCTCGCCCGAGCAGATCAGCAGCGGCATCCAATACACGGTTGAAGTCAGCTTGTACGGATAGCGCTAAATGGCGTGCAATGAGATCGAAGATGTCGCCACCATCGCCAGTGGCACGATCCGTCCACAGTCCGGCTTTATCGCCGTCGAGCACGACTTCGAGGCTGTCGCCCGGGCTGCCCAGCACATCACCGATCAGGAACTTGCCCCGGCGTTGCTTTCCTGCCGGGAACAGTGTGATCAGCACAGCGGCTAGACGTGCCATGAGTTCGGCGCGAATCTCGTCGCGCTCGGTGTCAAGGCTTTCCGGCGCAGGAGATTTAGGCACGTCGTTGAAATCGATCATGCGTCGTCTCCCTGTGCATCGTCTGGTCGCCACTCCTTGACCGCAGAGCTCTTGGCCGCCCACTCCGACAGTTCGGACAAACGGTATCGAATCAAACCGCCCAAAACGTAGTGCGGGATGCGGTAGCGCGAACGTGCCGTGGGGTCGCGGAACCAGTAATACGGCAGCCGCAGAGCCGTGGAGGCTTCACGGCCATCAATCATGGTTTCAGTTGTTTGGGTATTCATGCTTGGGTCCTCCAGCAGCGGTCTTGCCAGGCACACATCCGGCATTCGAAGTGGGTCGGGTCATGGAATGCGCGCGGCAGCAGTTCGCCCGCCTCAGTCGCTGAGATGACCTTTACGGCCCGGTCCGACATGCGCTGTGCCAGCGCCGCATCAAAGGGCACGAGTTCGGTGTAGATCTCCATCGTGTCGGCGTTGAGCGCCGTGAAAATCGCCGGGTGCTCGTGCAGTTCGAGATAGGCTTGGTAAATCGCCACTTGCGCGGCATAGATCGGTTTGGACGTGGCCAGCCCTTTTTTCTCCAGATCACTCCAGGACTTGTTACCCAAGGCTTTGCACTCCCAGAGCGCGGGATAGGCGAAGCCATCAGGGCCTCCGACGATGACGCCGTCGATATGCCCCTGCAGGCGGCCGTCTGCCACCGAGAAACCAAACTGCTCGCCATCAGCCTTGCGGGTGCGCAGATCGAAGCCTGCCTGCCGCAGCCACGCGACCATGCAGTCCTCCATGACATGGCCGCGCTCAAAGATCCGAAGCAGCCGCCCATCGTGATCCCGCCCGTGGTCGATGGGAGCCTTGGCGTACTCGAACTGCAGCGCACGCTCGCAGGCCACCCCAAGGCGCGAGGCCCCGAGATACTGGCGCTCGGATTGGCAGGCCCGCGCGCGCTGCATTCCCGCGTCGACCAAGGCGGTGACCTGGCCAGAAATGCTCGATGATGAGTTGAAGTCAATCATGGCTTCTTCCCCTTCGGTTCATCCCAAGGCAGGTCATCCTCGAGATCTGCGAACGGATTGGCGGCAGCCGGTGCCAGCGGATCGGGCGTGGGCGGCAAGCCCCGCACGGGCGGGAACTTGGTGGCCTCATGGTGTGTGACCATCGCGTCCGACCAGCAGGTGACAATGGCATCGATCACCCGCAGTGCTTCAGCCTCGGAGTAGTCTCCCAGCGGCTTGGTGAACCCGATCTCGCCCGCCGCCTCGCCAAAGGCCTTGAGGCACTGACGCATGGCGGCCAGTTCGACTTCAGACGGATCGATCATGGCGACCTCCGTTCTGTCGATGCGACCATCCTTTGCGCGTTGCCAGTTGCCATAGAGCGTGTGAAACGCGTTCTGACAGCGACGTGAGCAGAACACCCAGTCGAGCACGTAGCGGCGCGCATCGCCGGTTTTGTAGCGACCATCCGAGTGGCCGTAGCCGCGTGCTTGTCGTTTGCAGACCCAACATTTCATCGGCCTCCCTCACTGCGCCCACGACGGTTTGCCCGTCACGGGTGCGCGTTGCGGTGCCGGTGCCTGATACACAGGGGCCGCTGCCTGCGCCGGAGCGCCGGAATTGCCGCCGCCCGTGTTCTTGGGTGGCACGCCCATGTACTTGGCGTAGTCGGGGTGGTCGGGTTCAACCGCTACCTTGACCACGTTGCGGTCTTGGCCTTTGCCGTCTTTTTCGATGTCGACGCGGGCGAGGAACTCCAGGCCATCCAGTTCGTGGAACCCTTGGATGCGGCGCGCAGCGGCAGCCTGCGGACTGTTGTCTTGCGGGTGGACGTTGCGAGCACTGTTGAGCGCGGCGCGGATGAAGCTGCGCCCCATCTGACCCCAGGTCGGCCCCTTCTGGGAGTGCAGGCCGATGTTCGACCACATCTTGCGTTTGGCGTGGTCGCCAGCGGTGACCACGAACTCGGCGGCGAGATAGATGGAGCCGGTCTCGAAAGACTCGGTGGCGTAGCCGCCGCCCCAGCCTTGGCTGGGGTCGTCATAGCCACCAGGCTTGAGCGTCATACGCACCGGCACGATGCTGCCCTTGGGGATAAGGTCAAAGCCGGACTGCTGCGATTCGGCGTCGTTGAAGTCATTCCAGTTGTTGCTGGTGGTGGATTGCTGGTTCATGGCGATTACTCCTGAGATTCGTGGGATTGGGTGGTGGCAGTGCGAACGGGCGTGGCGGATTCGCCCGCGCACTTGGCGATCAGTGCGCGCAAGTTCGGCGGCTCTAGCGGATCGAGGCGACCGCTACGGTCTTTGGCGGGGAAGCCGTAGGGATTGACGGTGTGCGTGACGAAGGCGCGGTAGGCACTACCGTCGTCGGCCTTGATCTCGGCCAGCGTCACGACTTCATCGACGATGCCGGGCAGTTCCAGACTGGTTTTGCTGCCTTCAATCTGTGGCACGAACACCTTGCGGTTGTAGTCATCGAGGCGTTCGTCGAGGATGGCCACGAACACCACGTTTTTGCCGCGTGCGTGCTGCAGGTGGGTCAAGGCGCTGATCATTTCCTGGCCGAGCAAGCCATAGGCTCCGCGCATGTCAGGCTTGCCGGTGCGGTCGCTGACCGCGCCCGGCTGCGTCTTGCACCACGCAAAGCACTGGCGGGACAGTTGCGTGATCGAGTCGAGGAAGAAGGTCTGGTAGCGGTCGAGCTGCGTCGGGTCGCCAAACTTCTCAATGACGTGGTCGTAGTGGGCCTGCGAGAACGCCGACTCTGGCGGCAGCGATTTGTCCGGGCCCGCGAGGAAAACGAAGAAGTCACGGCTCTCGGGCCAGGACGCCGGACGGATGGTGTCGCCAGGCCAGTCGGCCACGGCCAAATCGCCCGCCTCGATGTCGAGGAACAAGGTGGTGGCCGGGTCGAGATCTTTGAGCCGGGTGGTCTTGCCGATGCCGGACTTGCCCAGCATCAAGAGCTTCACGCCCTTGCGCTCGGCCATGCGCTGCTGTGCGGAAATGATGGGGAGGCTCATCACGCGGCCTCCTTCAGCTCATCGGCAACGGCGGGATTCCAGAGAATCTGGTAACCACTGTGCCCGTTGCGCGAGTACGGCATGGCCTCGGCCCATGCTTCACCAGCTTCGGTCAATTCCCATTCGTCGCGGTCGTTGCGGAACTGCAGGCCAGCCGCTGCCAGCATCTGGTTCGTGGCCTTGGCCGAACGGTTGAGCAACTTGCCAAGCTGGGTGGCGTTCAGGGCGCAGATCGGCTCATTGGCCGACGGCAGCGCGCGGCGCAACACCTCGGTGGCGATGCCGGTGTTCTCCTGAATGCAAGTCAGGGTTGCCGCCGCAGCGATGCCCGGCTTGACGCCCGGCACCTTCGCCACGGCCTCGCCGATCAGCAGGATCGCGGATACGCGGTCGTGGGTCGGTGCGGGCAAAGCTGCCAGCGCACCGGGAGCGGAATAGCTGCCCGTCTTGCGGATCGCAGGCAGTACCTCGTGGGTGACCCAGCGCTTGAAGCGCTTGGCCTCTGGCTTGCGACTCTTGAGAATGGCTGCAAAGAGCCCCGGTTCATTGATGACCAGCATCTCCTGGTCACCAGAGGGGGTACGCACAATCTGCGTACCCCGCTCGTCGTCATCAAGAGAACGGGTCATGTCGCTGGCCATGCGGTATGCCAAAGACTGCGCAATGTCGCTCGCAACAAACCAAGGCTCTCCTTGTTCGTCAGTAACGACACGAACAGGCTGACCTTCGAAATCAAAGGGAATGAGTTTTGTGCTCATGGCCATTACTCCGAATCAAGGGAAAGGGTGAAAGACGGCTTGCCGGAATCCACGGTGCGGGCAACGGCGAATTGCTGCTGCAGTGCCGGAGGCCAGTTCGTGTAGCGGGATTCGGAAACGGACAACTTGATGTCGAGATAGCCCTCGACCTTCTCGCCCGACGCCACGATGCGTTCGGCGATTTCGGCCAGTTTCTGCTGGTTCCAGCTGACTTTCTTGGGCAACTCGAACTTGAGATGCAGCGGCCCATCGGTGATGTGGGCGGTGCCGAAATCGCGGCCGGATTCACGCAGCGCTGCGCGGGCCTGTTCGCCGTAGGCCGCGTCGAGCGCCGCATCGAACTTGGTGCGCGCCTTCTTGAGCCAGTCGATGGCCGCATCGAGGTTCTTGTCGATCTCGGCTTTCTGCGCGGGCGGCAGTGCGGCCAGTTGGCTGACGGACATCTCGGCGATGTCGGCGGGAAAGATGGTCAGATCGCTCATGGTCATCTTCCTTACTGATACGCACGAGCGAAGGTCGAGTAGCGCGCAACACGCCGCTCGAAGGCTTCGACTTCAGAGATCAGGTAGGTGACTCGTGCACCGAGCTTGCAAAAGATCGGTCCGAGTTGTTCCTGCCGCCAACGGCGCAGGGTTTTGACAGAAAGCCCCCAGCGACTAGCCAGTTCGTTTTCAGTCAGTGCGATGCACGGTTGTGCAGTGGGCGTCGATGGCACGCGGGATGCGTGGCCATATCGACGAGTTGGGTGGGTATTTGCCATTTGCAGTGCTCCTTTGAACTAAACGGGCACTGCTCATTCTTCGAATCTGACGCCGGATCGTGTCCGGATGCCTTTCCGGAAAAATCGCCGGAAATTTACTGCCGTGTGCGCAACCGGTAATGGCCGCGCTGACCATCGATGCGCATAAGCCAAGTCGTCCATCCAGAGCCGAAAACGCTGCCGGGGTCTTTGCCACAGCCTGTCCGCCTAACGACATCCTCCCATTTGAGACTGTGCTGCTGGCGTGCCTTCCAGAACATCGCAATGACTTCCTTCTGCTTGCCCTTGAATACTTTGGGCTCGGCCACGCAGGCCAGTTTTAGTCTGCCGGTATCCGCATCGAAATACTCATCCGGATCGTCTGCATCGGCAGCGACGCCCTTCAACAAGCGATGGAGGAGCGCGGTGTCATAGGAAAGGCCGTCGCCGGCATTCACGAGCAGCCGGTCGATGCCACAGGTTTGGTGACTGTTCGGCAGTTCGATATCCAGGTCGTGTGCCGTCAGCACGATGCCTTGGCTGGGCCGCTTGGCGCTGAGAAGCGCTTGCCGCAAGTCCTGATCTGCAACATTCATGCGGCGGGCAAGATAAACCGGTGCGTGTCGATGTGTGTTGCCCACTCGGATATTGCCCAAATGCCAGAGGTGATCTGCGATGAGCTCCCGACTGGATGGCCGCTGTGAAGGCTCGATTTCGAGCAGGTCGCAGATCTCTCCCATCCACGCATCAATGTTGACCGCGTACAGCGTGATATCCGCCAACGGTCGCGTGACAACCCGGCCACGGCAACCCGGGCTTTGGTAGCAGTAGGTTTGCCGGTCATCGTCGACATCAACCTCGACCTCATGCTCACTGTCGAGAACCGGTACAAGGATGTGTGTCAGGTGTCCATCAGCAATCACCCAGCGCCGAGCGAGGAAAGCTGCCGCGTGTCCACGCAAATCGTCGGACGACAGCCGTTCCTCGAGGCTGCGAGCACGCTCTAGCATCAGCAAGTATTCCGAATGCAGCATGGTCACCTCAGTACTGGCGGGCGCAGTCAAGTTGCATGAGCTGGGCAAACACCAGTTCGCTATCGGCTCTGGTCAACTTGCCATCATTGGCTCATCGCGGAATCGTGTGGGTCTTCAGTCATTGCCCGCCGCTTGATTTTGCATTGAAAACAGACGGTTACAGGACTCTCACGGCATGATTCATGCTG